CAACTACTATATCTTCAGCTTACCATCATGACAGACTACGCAGAGATTGCTATAGCCTTTGCTGGTGAACCCATCAACAATGCTGAGGTTATGGGCTGGGTAAATGAGTTCGCTTATGAAGGTTTTAGTGCTCAGAGGATCATTCAACTGGTCCAAGAGAGAGGACCTCAGACATGGCAGGTGGATGTCAAAATGATGATTGTTCTCGCTCTGACTAGAGGCAATAAACCATCTAAAATGATTGAGAAGATGTCTGCGGAAGGGAAGAAGAAGGCCACTAGGCTCATCACAACTTATAATCTGAAGTCAGGGAATCCAGGAAGAGATGATCTGACTTTGTCTAGAGTGGCATCTGCTTTTGCTGGTTGGACATGTCAAGCTCTAGCTGTCCTCCATCCATACCTTCCAGTAACTGGAGCCTCAATGGATAGCATTTCTCCAAATTATCCTAGGGCGATGATGCACCCCAGCTTTGCTGGTCTGATCGATAATTCAATACCAGAAGCATACCTGCAATTGGTTGTGGATGCTCATGCTCTTTATTTACTTCAGTTCTCTAGAGTGATTAATAAGAACATGAGGGGTCAGCCAAAGAGTGTTGTGGTTAGCTCATTCCTTCAACCCATGAATGCTGCCATAGTTAGTGGGTTCATATCTAATGACAAAAGGCGTAAAATGCTAATGGCATTTGGAATTGTTGATCAGAACGGCAAGCCCACTCAGGCTGTGGAGACTGCTGCAAAGGCATTCATGACCATAAACTGAATGGCTGCCTAAAGGGGGCTTTGGGAATCCAGGGAGGGTGGGATGAGGGAAGGGGTCTCTTGGATGGGGGGATTGGGGTTTGGGGTTGGTGAGGGGTGGAGGGGCGGGGTGGGGGACAGGGGCAGTATCACTGTCTAGTCCTCATCAGAGCTAAAAGACGAATCTGTCTGAAGATACAGCCCGTCAAACCATGTGTCAGGACTTGGAATCCAGAATCTGTTTCCAAGAAGCTCAGGGCTCTCATTCTCAAATGTGTCCCTCAGATCTAGAAGTTTATATGTGAGATTGGTAGGGATGTTGCTATAGACAACGTCGATATCGACTGCATTGAGCAATCTCACAATTTGGAGAGATGCAACTTCTTTTAGAAGATCATAGCCTGTGAAATAGTCAGAGCTCAGCCCTCTTCTCTCAGCTTCCTCAAGAATAGACTTATGTGCCTCCACAAAAACTTGATCAAATCTTTCTAGCTGTGGGTTCATCCGAAAAAGGGAAGTGGCAGCCATTCCCTTCCATCCATTGTGAGTGAAGTGTCCAGGTATACCAGATAGTTGGATAAAATCAGTCGTGGGATAACCTAGAGGCCAGCTGAGAGCCAGTTTGACATTTGGCAAAAAGCTCTTTGTGAAGGATGCAAGTGGGAACCCCACCAGGTCCATGATGGCTGAATCAAATGAATTTGTTGTTTCCTCTTGAACTCTCGAGTTGAAAGTTCCAGGGCCCCATCTGAATGGAAACTCACCACGACTGTAGAAGTCTCTAAGAGTTGGTCTATGATCCATAGCAAACCGATAAGTCTCTAATGGGATCTCCATTGTGTTATGAACACATATCTTTCGAACTGACCAAGCTTCAAAAGGTAGATAGCCAACTTCAACTTCAGGATCTCCAACTCCTCCCATCCTGAAAATGACGGGCTGATCATATAAGAAGTTCATGATCAGTTGATTGATTTTTGTT